TACAGCGTTTTGAAAGCCATGCGAGAATCGATGCTCCAGCGGCTCGGGGAGGGCCGAGTCACGGGCTTGGAGGCCGAGGTACATACGGAGCTGGATCAGGCGCGGTTCTCCCTTACCGGGAGGAGGGCAAAGGGGGTTCTCATCCCGTGGGATCTCCCCATTGATCTCAGGCTTGCGGCGCAGTACCGAGGCCGAGCGGCTCCCCCCGGCTTTGAAGGGGGCCAACAAAGCGAGTTGAGAGCCCTCACCACGACCACGGGTGTAGGCGCGATCCCCACGATTCTCTCCCCTGATTTGATCGCAATCTTGCGCTCAAGATTGGTAGTTGCAAATATGGGTGCAACTATCATGAATGATATGCAAGGATTATTTGCTATCCCACGCCAATCATCGGCGGCCACGGGTTCATGGGTGACTGAAGGGACGGCCCCAACGGGCTCAAACCAGCAAATTGACCAGGTGACTTTTGCACCTCACACGGCCGCGGCTTTCACGGACTACACGAGGAGATTCTTGGAACAATCGGCGGTTGCCCCCGAGAATTTCGTCCGTGAGGATTTGATGGCAATCATTGCGCGTACCCTGGAGCTGGCGGCCCTAAACGGGGGGACGGCAAATTCCCCGGTTGGGATCATGGCCAACACCACGATTTCCGGCAACGCAACGGCAATCGGGACCACGGGAGGCAATCCCACATGGTCAACGATTGTCTCCATGGAGACCGCGGTTGCCGTTGCTAATGCAGATATCGGCAGCCTTGGATATGTTACCAATGCCGCGGTCAGGGGTTATCTGAAGCAAGCCCCCAAGATCGGGACGACTTTCCCCACGTTCATTTGGGACACGCAAACTCCCGGGAGCCCCTTAAACGGCTACGCCGTAGGGGTGACAAACCTGATTCCGTCGAATCTCACCAAATCGACGGGGACCAACCTCTCGGCCATCATCTTCGGGAATTTCTCGGACTTAGTGATCGTCATGTGGTCAGGTTTGGATTTGTTGGTTGATCCTTACACGGGGTCTTCATCGGGAACCGTGCGCGTTGTTGCATTACAGGATTGTGATGTGAACGTGCGTCACCCCGAGTCGTTCAATATCTGTATTGATGCGAAAACGGTTTGATGCAACTCAGGAAGGTTGCGGGGTCGATGGGGAGGGAGGGGCAACCCTCCCTCTCTCTTTTAACGGGGGATTCTCATGAACGTTGTTGCAAAAAAGGGTTTTCTCCTGGGAGCGAAATGGATTCACTCCGGGGAAACCGTCGAGGTTCCGGACAAGCGCGTCCAAGAGTTGCTCAAGGCGGGGACAATCGTTCTCGCTCCCCCTCCTCCTCGGGCCGAGCCCATCGAGACGACCACGAGGAGCCTTGAGGAGACCGAGCAAGCGGTGAGGAGGGGTCCCGGGAGGCCTCCCAAGACCTCGGCCTAAGTTTTGTAACGTACGATGCAAGCTGAAAGCCGCTACGAAATCGTGACCGAGCCGGTAATCGAGCCGGTCACCCTTGATCAACTCAAGCGACAATGCAACGTCACCATAACGGACTATGACCAAGACTTGATCGATTGGGGCATGGCGGCTAGGAAACTGATCGAGGGGGCCACGGGGAGGGCCTTTATCACAACAACATTCAAAATGTATCTTGATGCGTTGCCGATGGGTGGAGGATATTGGAATAGAGATATAAGAAGGCAAGGACCCGATCCAAACGATCCTCGATGGCTCCCCACGTACAACGCTCCCATTGTGATTCAGCGTTGCCCCTTGCAATCGATTGTCTCCCTTCAATTCACGGCCATGGATGGGACCCTTCAAACGTATGATCCAACGTTATTGCGAATCTCCCTCGGGACCCCGGGGAGGGTTGCCCCCGAGTACAATCAATTCTGGCCTTGGACTAGGCCAGTAAATGACGCGGTGCAACTCACATTTGTTGCCGGGGTCGATACCGCGGACCTCGTGCCTCCCGAGGCAAAGGCCTTGATTAGGCTTCTCGTTGCCGGTTGGTACTCTCACCGTGAACTTATCCAATCGGGGGAGGTTCCTTTGGAGATCCCCGACACGATCGGCTTTAACGGCCTCCTGGCCTCTCTTAGCTATGGAGCCGAGTACGCGTGAGGGAGGGAGCAAGGCGAACTCATCTTGTACTCCAGCGCTTGACCGAGACCCCCGACGCGCTCAATCAGCCGGTGCAGAGCTGGACGGACATCGCGGATTATTACGCGCTTGTTCGGCCATTGCGCGGCCAGGAGGCAATTGTGGCCAAGCAAACTCGGGCCACGGCCTCGGACGCAATCTTTATTCACTACCCAGCCGCGGGCCAGTACGTTGACGTCAAAGACAGATTTATCGATAAAAACTATCCGATGCAAACTCCGGTAGTGGCGGCCAATGGTGGCCGGGTTTTCAATGTAGTTGACATCCAGGATGAAAAGGGAACTCAGAGGGAGCTGAAAATTGTTGCCGAGGAGGTTAAGTAATGGCCTACACTTGGACCTTTAACCTCACTCAGACTTCGGATATTGGCGCTCAACTCAGCAAAGCGAGCTGGCCGCAAGTTGCCGGTCAAGAAATCAATATTAACCTTCAATTTCCCTCCTCGACAGTCAACCAATTGGTCCCGGTTGTTTTCACGATCGCAAGTCTCCAGGGTCTCATGATGGTTGCCTCTCAACCCATGACGATACTCACAAATGACTTCACGACCCCGGGGAACACAATTTCCCTTGCGGCCAATGTGCCGATTTTTTGGGGCAAAGATCAGGGAATTCCGGTCCCCGGTTTCACGGTTGACGTAACTCAGATGTATGTTACCTCGGCTCTAGCTGGGCGACTCCAATTTAAGGTGCTCAAGAATTGAATCTCGTTATGCGTTGGGTAGGAATCCAGGAGGTCAAGAGAAGACTCCAAACCCTGGAGCCAAAGGTCCGGAATAAGTGCCTGAGAAAGGGGATGAGACCGGCCATCAAGATCATGTTAAACCGAGCTAGACAACTGGCTCCCAAGGGAAAATCGAGAACTTTTGTTGCTCACAAGGGGTACTCTCCCATCCAACATCGAGGGGGGCTCCTCAAGAGGGCAATCAAGATCGTTTCGGGCCGGTCAAGGAAGGGGGTCCGAATCTCCGTCATGTGGAAAAGAGGAGCAGATAATGATGCGTATTATGGTGCATTCGTGAATGAGGGAACGAAGAAAATCCGAGCGCAGAAATTCCTTGAGCAAGCTTTTCGACAAACGGCACGGCAGGTCCAAAGTACGGCCATCACCTCGATTCTCCAGGAGATCGAGAGCGTAGTATGAAAACCCTACTTCTTGCCCTCTCGCTTTTCTCGGGGATCTCCGGCACGACGGCCTGGGAGGTGCGCACGACCGGGAGCGACACGGCCAATTCAGGAGGCTTTCGCTGGGGCGCTTGGATTGCGGCTCCCTCGGCTCCCACGGTCTCCAACATCGCGACCGGGGGAAGTGTTGCGGCCAATACCTATTACTTTGTTCTTACCTATAACGACGGGGCCGGGGAAACCCGGATAAGCGGTCAATCTTCCACGACAACAACGGGGAGCGCTTCAACGATCACGGTTACCGCTCCTTCCTCCCCGACGGGGGCAATCTCCTGGAGCTGCTATGTAGGGACGGTCTCGGGGGGTCCATACTTTCCCCAAGGAACGGGCCTTGCTCTCGGCACTAATCGAGTCATTACGGCAACGCCTCCCACCACGGGAACCCAGCCGCGGGGGGCGGACTATTCGCAGCAAGACACGGCACAAATCACGGTTAATGATGCTGTAGCGAACGGCACGACTACAGTGACGAGCGCTACGGCCGGCTTTACGGCCGCGGTTGTGGGCAATGTAGTGAAAATCAATGGGGCCTTTTATGACATCCAAGCGGTGACTGATTCAACAACAATCGTTGTCGATAGAACGATAACAACCGGCTCCAGTCTTAACCTCGTGGTGGGAGGGGCTTTCGCTTCTCCTGGCCAAGCTTTGAGCCAAGCCCCCACGTCATCATCAAATGTTGTTTATATTAAATCGGGGGCTTACACCCTGGCCAACGGTACAGCTAACACGGCCGGGCAGAAAATCACGACAACTCAAGTATGGCTTGTCGGCTTCAATACAAATCGTCACCCCGCAAACCTTGACACGGCTCCCACCCTTGACGCGGGAGCGGCTTCCATGACAGTTCTTACAAATGGTGGCAACAACGATTTTATATATAATATTGGTATCACTAATAGCGGCGCGCGTGCAAGCGTTACGGGTTTCACTCTCAACGGCTCGACGGGGAGTGTCAAGCGGCTTTATATCACGGGGTGCGCAACCTCGATCTCCGGTAGTGGGTATGCATTCGTCGAGGATTCGGGAGACAGTGGTTGCGGGGGAATGACTTTCAACGCAAACGGGGGAACGTTCCGGAGATACGTTTCTCTCGGGAACACGGGGACAAACCCCTCCCTTAAGGGAGGTAATACCAATACGCTTTTCGATAATTGCTTGATTGCGAATATGACCGTTAATTCGCAGACCGCACTTCAACTCGGCAACGGCAGCATTGCACGCAATTGCGTTGTTTCGAGCATGACGGGAACGAGCTGTTTTGGGATCACGGTCAACGGCGAAAATGCCACGGTTGAGAATTGCCTCGTTGTTGGGGTGAGCGGTTCGGGCTCCAAGGCCTATGCGGTGAACTCGACCGGCTACATTGGAAACCGTTTTATAAACTGTGGCGCATATAATAACGCTCTTGATTATGATACACGGATCTTGAGTTACCAGAAAATCGGCGCGGTCTCTCTCACGGCCGGACCCTTCACTAATGCGGGGAGCGGGGATTACTCGCTCAACAAAACGGCTGGAGGCGGAGCGCTTTGTCGGGGGACTGCTTTCCCTGGAACCTTCCCCAACATGACAACCTCGACCGGTTACCCGGATATCGGCCTCATTCAGCACCAAGAGGCGGCCGGGGGAGGCTTTGTCCCTCCTCCCCAGCGGCTAGGCCAAAGACCGGCTCCCTTTCCTAACCTGAAAATCACGAGGAAAGCCGGATGATTCTCAAGAACGTTTCCGGCCAGGGAGTTTACTTGTATGCGGTTGACACGACCTCAAGCCCCTACCTCGGGAAAACGGGAGACGCTTCTAATATCACGGGTTTCTGGAGTCTTGACGGGGGAGCCGAAACCTCGGGCTTTGGAACCGCACATCCAACCGAAATTGGCGGTGGAGCATACTGGCAACCTTTGGCGCAAGCCGAGACCAATTGCAACCGAGGTTCGGCGCGCTGGGTTTCATCGACAACGGGAATCGTTATCACTCCGCTCTTTTTCGAGACTAACGGAGGCCTCCTTCCAGGGGTCCGGAAAAACGTTGCTCTCCCTAATTTCCATTTTCCCATGGTCTCCTCGACCGATCATGTCTCCCGGGTCTCGGGGGCAACGGTCACGGTGACCCTGGCCAAGGATGCGGCCGGCTTTGCGGCTTCCACGAATTCGGCAAGCGAGATTGGCACATCGGGGGTTTATACGATCGACCTAGCCGCGGGGGACGTCAACGCGGGTTCGGTAACTTTCAAAGCGGTGGCTACCGGGTGCGATGATGCCTTGATTCACTTCTTTACTCAGCCTTAATGCCCGCAACAACGCTTTCGTCCAAACTCCATCAACCCAAGGTTTTCCCCCTCCTCGGTCTTTCTAGTTTCGTCGATTACAAACGCTATGCCCCCGCGCAATTCACGGGAGCGGGGACCCTGGATGGGGCCGGAGACCTCACCGCGGCCGGGACTCTCCTCTATCTGGGAGCGGGGACCCTCGACGGGGCTGGGGGCCTCACCGCGGCGGGGGTGGTTGGTTACCTGGCCTCGGGCTCCCTGGCCGGAGCTGGAGACCTCTCGGGCTCGGGTTTCGAGACCTTCCACGATGGAGGGGTTGCGGCCGGGACCGGGAGCCTTTCTGCGGGGGGTGTTGCCGGTTACCTGGCCTCGGCTCTCCTGGCCGGGGCTGGAGGCCTCCAGGTTGCCGGGGTCCCCCTCGGGGGAGCCTTCCTCACGGGAGCCGGAGACCTCGTTGCGGTTGGGGTGCTCAAGTACCCGAGGTTTCACGAGAATTTCGACCGGCAAGGGACCCTCCCCCCGACGGTCCTAGACATGGGGAACAACTTCAAGATTGACACGGGGGGACACGGCTCAAGCTATCCAAACTCGGTCACGGAAAAGGGAGGCGGTTACCACGCTATCCTCGGCAACTTCGTCGATTCGCTGAGCGGTTCCGAGACTGTAGCGGTCTACTGGAGGCCTTTCAATAAAGGGGCCTTTGACCAACACGTTTTGATGCGATCAACCCGAGCCGATTGGCCGAGCCTCAATTGTTATCACGCGTCGATGTCAAGTAATGGGCTCCAAATCTGGAAAACAATCGGGGGAGTCACAACGGCCCTCGGGGCTCCAACCGGGGTCAAGAATCTTCAACTCCCCATCACGGACATTTACCTCCTCCAGGGGTGGGTTAATCTCACGGCCCTCAAGGCGTGCGTGGTGCGGGCCTCGGACGGTTTCTTCTACGCCAATTCTGGGGGGTGGACGGCAAGCCCTACTTACTGGACGGCCTCGGACGCCTCCATTCCTCCCGCAAGCGCGTACATAGGAATCCTCACCCCGGGGACGACCGGCTCAACCTATTCCGATGATGTGTACATGGACCCCCCGGTCCCGGTCCTAGACATTACGGCCTTTACGCTCCTCTCCCTCGGGGCTCAACAACAACTCACCCCCGGGGGTTTCACGGACCCCCTTTTCGGGGTTACCTGGAGTAGCAATAACCCCGCGGTTGCGACGGTGGATGCAACCGGGGTTGTCAAAGCGGTCTCCAATGGGACCGCAATCATTACGGCCACGGGGAAACGCAACACGGCCGAGACCGCAACGAGTACGGTCACGGTTTCCTTTCAGATCATTTACCTTGCCGGAGCTGGAGGGCTCCAGGGGACGGGAGGGGCCCTCTACATGGCGGGAGGGTCCCTGGCCGGACTTGGAGGCCTAACGGCGGCCGGGGGGGTCTCCTATGCGGTGGGGGCCTCCCTGGCCGGGGTGGGGGATCTCACGGCCACGGCCAACCCTCCCTCGACCTTTGGCCAAGTGACCCTCGGGGGAGCTGGGGGCCTCACCGCGGCCGGTCTCGTTTCCTATGGGGCAATTATCAACCTGGCCGGGATCGGGGATCTCCTGGTAAACGGCAAGGCCTCCATGAGCGGCCAAGCGACCTTGGGCGGCTCGGGGGATCTCACGGCAACCGGCCAGACGATTCCCCACTATTTCTCCTCGGGAATTCTTGACGGTCACGGGGGCCTCCTCGTGGGGAGCCCTCAGACCGCTTACACGGCTTCGGCAACCCTGGACGGCCGAGGAGACCTCCTCACCCTCGGGGGAGCCTCCTACGTTGCCGCGGCCACGCTAAGCGGCCGAGGAGACCTCCTCGGGAATGGGGCTCCCGCTTTCCTCGGCCAGGTGACCCTAGACGGTCACGGGGACCTCCTCTCCCTCGGCTTTGGCGGTTTCTTCGCGGGAGCAACCCTAGACGGTCACGGGGACCTTTACGCGCTGGGTTACAACCTCACCGAGGCCTCAGACTCCCTCCACCATGCAATCAAGTTGAAACTCGTTCTCAATACCTCCCTGGTTTCCTTGGTCGGGGATCACATTTATCCGGTCAACCCGCCTCAATCGTGGGTTCCCTCCAGGGACGGGCCGGCTCTCTGTTATGAGGTCTTAGACAATGCGGGCCAAGTGTGTCTCGACGGGGCCGACGGAACCGGTATTGCGCACGTCAATTTTGTTTCCTGGGCTCTCCTGGCCTCGGAAGCCTTGGCCGTTATCAAAACCGTGCGGGAGGATTGGAACGGGTTCTCCGGACCCTCGGGGAGTTTCAATTTTGATTACGTCTCATCGGAGGCTCGGGAATCCGATTTCATCGAATCAATCGAGGGGTCAGATAAGGGAGTTTTCACTTTGACCCTCTCCTATGAGCTGGGTCACACACCATAGGAGGAACACATGCCGATTAGTTCGTATTCTCGTGACAAACTGCAAAATCATGAATTCGGGGGAGCGGCCTACGTCCAGCCCTCGGCTTGGTTCGTCAAGCTTCATTTGGGAGACCCCGGGGTCAATTGCACGGCCAACCCCGCGGCCAACACCACGAGGGCCGCGGTTACCTTTTCCGGTTCCTCGGCCGGCTCAGACCCCTCGGCAAGCGCGGCCTCCTGGACCAGCGTTTCAACCTCGGAAACCTACGCTTGGGTTTCCCTTTGGGACAACGCCACGGGGGGGAACCCGCTTAGGTACGGTCAACTAACAACCCCGGTTGCGGTGACCGCGGGGGCAAGCTTCACGATTCCTTCCGGTCAATTGACCTGTACCCTTACTTGAGCGTTGAACTTGAACAAGCCCTTCTCACGACTCTCCGGACTATAAGCGGTCTCACCTCGTTCGTTGCCGATCGCATTTATCCGGACCATCGGCCGCAAACCTCCTACAACCAAGCCGCGGTCGAATACTCAATTGATGATTTGACAACCCCGAGTGACCTGGCCGGGGCCGACGGCTCGGGGGAGGCCGAGGTGAGTCTCACTTTCGTTGCTCTCGATCTCCTCGATTGCGAAAGCATGGCAACGGCTGTGCGCAACGCGATCAACGGGACCTTTGGCACATGGGGAGACCTCCAGGTTGATTCCGTGATTTGCGCGGGGGACTCGGATTCTATCGAGTACGCCGAGGCGGGAGCGAGCCTTGAGACATATCAAATAACGTCTACTTACTCAATTCTCTATCAACTCGGAGACTCCAATGGCTAAGAAAATTCCCGGCCTCGGGACCCAATTGCAAGCCACGATTGCCTCGGCCCTCACAACAATAGTTCATCGAGTGAGCATCGATGGACCAGATTCAAGTGTGGGTACAAAAGATATAACGGACCTCGATTCAGCCGCGGTTGAAAAGGGGATCACGCTCCCCGACGGTGGGGACCTTTCCCTCCAGGTGTGGCTCGACCCGAATGACCCGACACACCAATTTCTCGCGCAAGCCTCCTCGGCTCCAAGTTTCGACCCGATCGTCTACAAGTTGCTTTTCAATACCTCACCTCCTCGGAGTGGGACGTTTTCCGCATTCGTGACCGGCTACAAGCCAGGAGGCATGAGCGCGGACGGCTACCTCACCGCGGATGCAAAACTCACAATCACGGGGGTTGTCACATGGGCATGACTCGCATGGATTTCTTCGACCGGCTACGAGTGGGCCTCCCCACGAGAAAACACCACATTCCCGAGTGGGATAAGGAAATCACCATAAGGGGGCTCTCGGCCGGACAACGTGACCAGTATGAATTGATGCTCAAAGACATGCGAGACGAGGGGGAACTGGCCGGGACCCGAGCCCTCCTCGTTGCCATGTGCGTTGTCGATGATGAGGGAAACCGGATTTTCAAGGATTCGGACGCCGATGAGTTGAACGGCCTCCCGGCAATGATCATGGACCCCATCTTCGATATGGCGGCTAGGCTTTCCGGTCTCCTGAGAGCCGATTTGGAGCAAATCGAAAAAAACTCCGAACCCGTCCAGACCGTCTCCTGATGTTCCGGCTCTCGGCTCTCCTCGGCCTCCCCGTGCACGAGGTGGAGAGCTGGCCGGCTACGGAGCTGGACGAGTGGCGAGTCTTCCTAGCCGTGTGGCCGCTATGGGTTCCCTCCTACTTCATTGCGGGCCAGGTGTGCGCGGTCTTGGTCAATCTTTGGAGCAAGCGCAAGTACACTCCCGAGGATTTTGTCCCGGGGAGACCGCAAGAGACAACTCCCGAGGAGGAATTGGCGAAATTCGAGCAAGTGGTGAGGATGAAAGAGAGCGTTGATTCATGGCGACAATCGGCTGGTTAAAGCTTCTCTTCTCGGCCGATACCTCGGGGCTTGCCAAGGGAGCCAAACAAGCCGCGGGGATCATTACGACCCTCGGGGCGCAATCGAAAATCGCCGCGGCTGGGATTGCCGATATCGGTCTCGTTGCTGGGAGAATCACCTCCCGAGCCTTTGGAACGATGGGAGCAGGAGCCAGGGTTGCCACGGGGGGAATCGGCCTCATTGGCCGAGGCATAGCCGGGACGGTGGGAGGAATCAAAAACTTCACTTTCTGGGTTGCCGAAAGTGTGGCCAAGGTAATCAAATTCGGAGCGGTTGCGGGCCTGGCCGCGGCCGGGGGGCTTGCCCTCCTCGGTAAAGCCGGAATGGAGAGGTTTGAAGAAAATCGCAAGTTAGCCATGAAACTCGGGGAATCAACCGAAGCGGTCTCGAAACTCGGTTATGCAGCCCGAATGAGCGGGGTTGACTCTGAGGCTCTCTCCGGCAACCTCACAAAAATGCAGGTTAGACTCGGACAAGTCGCTCTCACGGGCGAGGGCAAAGCCGCTAAAGCGCTTCAGAATTTCGGGCTCTCCGCGGATCAACTGGCCAGGGGAGGAGCGGTTGAGGCCTTCCATACAATCGCGGGGATGTTGGACCAGATACCCAACCCCGCGGAAAAGGCTGCAATAGCCGTTGATTTGTTTGGAAAATCAGGTGTTGAAATGTTGGGCTTTCTGGGCAAGGGGACCGACGAGATTGCGGCTCTCGAGCAAGAGGCCTCGGACCTCGGAATCGCCATGACCGATATTGACAGCGAAAAAGTGCATGAGGCGCACGAAGCGGTCAAGAAACTCTGGGAGGCATTTGGAGCCCTCGGCAATCGGATCATTGTTGAACTCTCTCCCTTTATCTCGGAGCTGGCCGAGGGTCTTACTCAGATGGCGAAAAATGGGGTCGGGGGAGCCGATCTCGTTTCTCAGGGAATCGGCTGGATGATCGAGGGGTTCGGGACCCTTGCCGATATCGTTCAAGCCTCGGGAGCGGCTTGGCAAGCCTTCAAGAGCGCGGCCCTCATGGCGGTTTCCAAGGTTCTCGAGGGAATTGGCTGGCTTGCAGACAAGATCAACCAGTTTGCTGAATTCCTCGGCCAAGGCAAGGTTTTCGATACTTCGGGGATTGAGGAATGGAGTAAAGCCGCAAATGACGCATCAATAGAAGCCTATGACAATATGGAAAAAATCTGGTCCAAGCCCTGGAGCCATGAGGCGATCACGAAGGGGGCGGCCGAGATCCAGGCAGGGGCCGAGGAGCGGGCTCAAACGGCGGCCGGCAAGCGCTCGATTGCTCGGGACCTCGGGGCCGACTATATAGCCGAGGCTCCCGGCAAAGAGAAGAAAGAAAAAGAGATGAAATACGCGG